TCCTTGTACTTCATGCCACGCCCTCCGCGGCGGCCCGCGCAGCCCATGCAGAATTTGGAAAGAATACCCTGCGGCCGGAACCGGGCGGCACGATCTGGATGTGGAGCCAGGTCGGCGTTGCCGAGCCGTACTCGGCCCACACCTTGTACCGTTCGAGCACTGGGTAGCCGCCGTCCTCGTCTGTCTGAAAGACGAATTGCTTGAGTCGGCCATCGTCGTCGGCAATGTCGACCGCCTTGCAAACGATGTGCTTCGACGACCGCGCCGCGTTCGGCGTCCGATCGTTCACCGACTTCGGCCGCCAGCCGGAGCGCAGCGCCCTTGGCTCGCCGAACCCATCAAGGATTGCGTTCGCCGCATTGACTACGACCTGTGCTTCGAGGCGCATATCATCGGTCAACTCGTCCTCGTGGCCCGCGCCGTGCTGGCGCAGATAGTCCTGAACAGTGATCATTTAACGATCCCCCTTGCCTTGACTTCCTTCAGCTCGCGCTTCACGTCCGCCAGGTCCTCCTTGTGCTTCTTCAGGATGGCCCGATCTACTGCGTCGAACTTCCGCGGGTAGGCCTCCTGCTTGACCTCGAGCTTGAGCACTTCGGTCTCGGTCGCCTTTTTGTCGCGCTCCAAGCTGCGTACTTCGAGCGATTGCTGGAACTGCTTGAATTCCTGCGCCTGGACAAATTCCGAATGCAGATACGCCCACCCACCACCGGCGAACGTTAACAGCGCGACAGAGAACCCAAGAATGCTTTTATACTTTTCCCAAGAATCATTCATTGCGCACTACCTCTATCGCTTCCCGAAATGCCCGCCGAGGTCAACGCCGAACAGCACTTGGAGCAGCGCGACAACCACGACAATGACTCCGATCACCATGATGATCTGCTGAAACGGTGCCGGAATAGGCAACAGCGAAAAAACCCAGACTAGCAGGCCGACGACAGCAACTAAAACGATCAGATCAATAAACATGGCTCACTCCTTATAAAGCTAAATCAACAAACCTAGACCGCACCAAATGCCCGTCGCAGTCGTGCAACACGCACATCTCTACGCGGGTCGCTTTGTTGACTGGGAATATTCTCCACACACACCTAGATCAACCTTTCCAACAGGACGGTTTGCCGTGTCGCCAGACTCCCGTTCCTCGCGTGCGTCATAGCGCACACCGTCGCGCAAAGTGAAACTCTCCAGCGAGTTAAGTATTGCCCGGCAGTCCCTCAACTTTTCGCCCCAGACGTGGACGTACACCACGGCAACTAGCCTGCTCACGAATGCGGCCCGAGTATAAATGCTTTCCACAGAACAATTCCTGCCCACACTGCCCCAGCGGTAACAAGTAACGCGGAAATGGTGAACTTCATTTTCTCGATAAATTCCTCATGCTTTTTAGCGGATTTAATTCTCTCTTCATGATCCCGTAGGTGGCCATTTGCATCTCCATTCGGGAATGCAGACATAAATTCCTCAACTCGCTTTTCAACTCGTTCCAAACTTTTTTTGAGTTCTTGCACAGCGTCTCCCTCCTTCCGCATGTTTTCCATTACATAACGTTGGAGCCCGACAACCATGTCGAGTAATCGCGCTGTCAGTACGTCGCTGCGCTGGTCTTTGTCGTCGCGTGCCGCGCCGCGCCCCGCCGCCGCTACCTCCTCAGCTTCTTCGCGAAAATAGTCTGGAAGTTCACTCATGGTTGAGCCCCTGTCGCGGTGGTGATCGTCGTGTCGCCGACCTTGGTGACGGTGCTAGTCGGCGTCTGCGCTGGAGCTGCCGGCAGAGTAACCCCCATCTTTGCCGCCGCAACCTCAACGATGCGTTCGGCGATCTTCGTGCCAGACCAGACGAGCAGGAACGTCAGGTAATACTTGTAGAGCGAGTCGAGCGCCTGCCACGTCGCGGTATCTGCCGCCTTGATCGTGATCATGGTGATGTAGATCAGCACCCAGGACGAGACCCCGATCGACACCAGCACCCCGACCCGCACGAAACTGACCTTGCCGCCATCGCCACGAAACCCCTCACCCCAATCGAAATCCGGTCGCTGCTGCGCGGCCCACATCGCATACCCAGACGCCAGCAGCATCGCCAGCAACACGACGGCGGGCATGTCGGTAGAATCGAACACGTGCAGGATAAACCGCCCGAAGTCAGAGATAAACTCGATCATGGCTTTTTCTCCTTTGGCATGTCACGAATAAACACGCCACCGCTCTCTGGTGGTGCTGTCCATTCTTCTAGGCGCTCGACTGTGTTGAAACAGACCGCCAGCATATTCGCGGCCGATCTCGTATAAGTTCCGTCTGCGTTCTTCGTTATCCTTGGCTGCGTCTGCACGCACGACACCGAGTACCTCTGCACCACTCGGATTACAACAGTTCCCGCAGCGTGCGCAAACATACTTAGCAGAAGCATGGCGATGGCCGTGGCGCGGATCATTTTTTAGGCTCGTCCTTCGGTTTGCACACCGTCGCCTCTTTCTTCAGCTTCTCGATCTCGGCCTGGAGCTTGCCGATCTCCGCGGTCGCCTGCCCGCTCAACACGACAACCTGATCCTGGGCTGCATTGCGTTGGGCCGATAGCGTCTGGATGCGGGCGTTAAGCTCCTCATCGCTCGGGCGCTGCGATTGCTGCGCGACGGCGATAGACGAAACGGTAAGGACGGCGACTGCGATGACTCGTTTCACTTATTTCTCCTTGTAAAGTTGTCGATAATTCCAAATCACCACGCCTAAATATCCCGCATCCAGCGCCGCGAGCAGTTGCCACGGCATTTGATCGACCGATACTGCGTAGAGGACTAGGGCGGCTGGCAGGACTTTGGCGAGGGCGAGCGCGGGGATAACGCCTATCTTCGCCATCAACCATGCCAGCGGCTTGTTTAGCTCTACGCCTCCCTTGGACAATACCCTGCGCGTTGAATCGAAATCAGCGAGCATCAGGAGGGCGAAGGTGAAGGTTAGGAAGATCATGCTATACGAATTGCTGCAAAATTAACTGTAGCAGTTGCCCCGGATGTATTGGTGAAACGAATGCTTGCTCCACTACTTGTTATTGTTCCCCCAGTCTGTGTACCTACATTATCGTATGTCACCACCCCATTCCTTATGTGCCAGATAACAGCACATGAAATTCCTTGATCTGTCGATGTAGCCACAGCAAGATACGTTCCGCCGTTTGCGCCAGCAATATTAAGTGTCCCGCCATTTAATACGCTCGACGCAACATGCGATGTGCCTGTGTTCACCGTCGTCCCGCTGATCGCCCCTGCGGTGAGGGCATTCGCGCCAATATCCAGCGCCTTATCCAACGTGACCTTAGTCGCCGTAGCATCGGTCGTCAGCGTCGCCGTGCCGCTAGTCGAGCCGAGCAGAGACAATGCACCAAGATTGCCGACAGAGCCAAAGCTGCCGGACTTGAAGCCGGTGACTACACCAGTCGTAGAGCCGGTAACATTCCCTCCTGCGGCGACAGTCAAACTCGTCAGCGTCCCCAAGCTCGTCACATTCGGCTGAGCAGCGGTGGAGAGGGTGCCGGCTAGGCCATCACTGAAAGTCTGTAATCCGGTGAACGTCTGCGGCGCATTGGTAATCGCCATCACGCCGTTATTGGCGAGCGCATTGAGCGCGGCGAGGTAATCAGCCGCCGCCATGTTTGGATAAAAAGTAGGCATCAGCCCATCTCCTCAAAAGTCAGCGGCGCGGACCAGATATCCATTTCCGGGTAGCTCAGTTCAGCCCCCTCAGTCAACGCAGCCCAAAAACCGTGTACTTGCTTTGTGGATGCCTCTGTAGAATCCGGGAACACAGACACCCATACACCGCGCCCGACCCCATTCGCCACCATTGCGAGCACCGCATTGCGTGAAACCGCTTCTAACCGATAAAGGTTTATTTGCAACTTACGCCACCGCCCCAGAGATTCGGTGCGCAGATCGCGCGATTCAGCCCGCTGGGGTTTCGACTGCTCCGCCCATCCGATTAAGAACCCACCCTGCGCTACATTGCGTACGGGCGTAATATACGCTCCGGCCACAAGGCGACTCGCTTCGATGTAGGCCAGCGCGTTCGTCGCATCCGTTATCGTGATCAGCAGCTTACGGACTGAGAATACAGCCGACAGCCAGCACTGAACTTGTGAAGCTACCCTGGCCCGCTGCGCCCCGGATTCGACCAGCGGATCGACGCCGAACACGAACTCGCCGAGGGCGAGCGCGCTGTCCGGCGAGAACGTCTCATTGAATGCCGGCGTCGCCGGGTAGTCGCCCGCCAGCGTGTAGCCCTTCACGTTCACAGTGGCGAGCGCGGTCAGGTTCGTCCACGCCATGCATACCGCGCCGATGTTTTCCGCCGCCGTCCATTCGAGTAGCAGTGTCTGTGCCGTGTTCGCCGTGGATCGCCATACCGCTGCGCGTTCGTCCAGTTTCAGGTTCGCCGCCACGAGCGACCCGGACGTAGTTGACGCCGTGATCGTTGCCCGGTCTGCGGCGTTGTTGAACACGAAGCGGATATTGGCAGTCATGATGTTCTACGCGACGGACTTTAGCGGCTCAGCGTCTTTTTCCAGCAATTGCGCTGCGACTACGGGGATCAAGATCGAGCCTGCCCACTTTTTCTTGAGCAACGGCTTGATCAGGTCACGCTCGGCAGGTTCGATGTCCAGGACGCCGTCAGCGTTGATCTTGAGTGCCAGCGTCATCCGCGCGAGGCGCACATCGTCGCCCATGTTTTGTTCGCCTTCATACACACTCATTAGCGCCCCGACGCAGGCCGAGCCGAGTGTTAGCGGTTTGCCCATCTCTTTTTCAAGCGCCGTGTTCAGCGCGTCCTGCGATTCTTTGGGCAAGAACGGAAATACCGCATTGAGTGCACGCGAGAATGCCTCCAGTGAAGTTCCGCCACGTACTGCCGTGCCGTCGAGGTCTAGAATTACGTCTGAAAAATTGCGTTTCATTGTTGTCTCCTTAGAAATGTGGTGAAGCTAATTCGTTACATCAAGGCGTAACCGTTGCCTTTATGGTTCCATCCAGCGCAATGTTTTTCTTCATGCGCCTTAATCCAATCCGGGGCGTTGCGCGGCAGGTAAATTCTGCACACTGTTTGTGTTCGGGTGGCGCATGCCTTGATATTTGTTCCCTCGGTTGCCGTGAATGACTCACAAAGCAGCTTTATTACGGACGGCTCAGCGTACACGTAATCAATCTCTGCGATAGGATTTGACGAAAGCGTCCAATCGCTACCGCCAGCTTTCCAGTCTGGTACGGAAGCACAGCCGGAAAGCGCGACGGTAAAAATCGCCGCTGCTAACTTGATCTTTATTCCGTTGCTCATCTACTTATGATAGACAAAATTCACAAGAAATCAAGCTGTTTTCGGCAGCGCATCCTTTACAGCTTTAATTGGATCGTAGAACGCTGGCACCATTGGCAACACACCTTCGTCCATCGCGCGCCATAGAGTGTCTAGTTGATCGCCAATAGGCGGGTATGCGGCTGCGCGCTGCGTCCTGATAGGCAATGGCGGCGGCGGTTCCGGTGTAAATTCGACACGCTGGCCATCAATGATGCGATGGATGCAGTCATTGGTGCCGTCCCAAATATCCTCGATTGCGGTTTCTCCCTCTTGCGCTTGCAATGCGCGCATGTCATCGGGGCAGGTTCCCTTGCGCAGAATGTTTCCGAGCGCATCGTGTACTATGAATTTCACCGCTTCTTCTCCCACACAATAAGTGACCTAAAATGTGCTTGGCTATAAAACGGCGAACTACCCGCATTAGGGGTGGTTGCGTATATCCGATAAGTATAAGTCCCCGCAGCAGGAGAATCTGCAACAGTCTTAGAAAGAGAATAAACCGAAGCAGTTGTGGGAACGCCGACTTGCGCACCAGATAAAGTTCCGAATGAATCCCTGTATATTTGCAATTGTGCAGTTCCAGCATTTCCTCCAACCTCATTTACTGAATAATCTCCAAGAATTACCACTGGATAACCGTGAGTTGTAACTGTAATCGACTGTACTGATGTATTTCCTCCATCTATATTAATCAGTCCATCTGTATATGCGCTACCTAACTCAGTAGCGGCATCGGTGTTTATATCCGCCGTCGCCGTTGTATTCTTCGTAGCCAGCGCCCCCTGGCTCGCAATCCCCGCTGCTGTGTTCGCTGCGGTCACATCAGCATTGTCGGCAGGTTTTCCGGAGCCGCTCACGCCAGCCCATGTTGCGGTGGTCGCGGCCGTAGTGATAGACGCAGCGGTCAATGCGCCTGATTCAGTTAGCCGAAACGGCGCGGTTGCTCTATTTGCAAACGTATCACCCGCCCAAAAACGCACATCATCGCCGCCTGTTACTGTCGCGGCCATGCCGAAACTGTTGGCGGCATCGCGCAAGTAATCAGCGCCGAGATTGAATCCGCCTATCGATCCAGACGGCGCCGAAAGTTCCCCGCCAAATAAAGCCGCGCCAGTGGTCGCGTTGATGGAAAATTTTGTAACGCCAGCCGCCGCACCGATCAGCCCAAGCCGCGTCATCGCCACACCTGAACCGCCTGTGATCGCGCCGGTCGTGGTATTCCACGCAATATCCCCAGTGCGGATTGCGGCGTTGTAATTCGTGGTCTGCTGAACGTCGATAATTCCGGTCAGGATGTCGCCACCCGCTTTGGCAAGTTTCGCCGCTGCGGCAGCCAATGCCCCGGCTTCCGCCGCGCCTGCTGCTGCGTTACTTACTACAGTGCTTGCCGCCGTTCCCGCCACTAGCGAAGCGCCGCCAAGGGAAAGGTCTGAACCATCCCATACCAGCGTCTTTGTCCCGGTGCCGAATGAGAAATTGCCGCTTTCGTAAATCCTGGCCGGGGCCGTACCGCGATTGGCGAACGTCGCGCCTGCCCAGAATCGCACATCGTCGCCAGCCGTTACCGTGGACGCCAGCCCGAAACTGTTGGCCGCGTCCCGCATGTAATCCGCGCCCAGCCGGAAGTCGCCTATCGTCAAATCGGCCTGCAGATTAGTTGCGACTTGGCGCGGGCTGATCGCCTGCAGGCGCGTGATGCGGGTGGATACCGTTGCAGCCATTAGACTAAAACCTCAAGCTTCACGCGAGCCTTGACCCAATCGTGCTGAATGCCCACGATCAAAGCCGGAACACCGGACAGTCCAAACCGTGGATGCGTCAGCGTGTAGGTCTGTCCGATTTCGTAGGCGAAGCATTCCGGGAAGCCCTCGAATCCGTACACCGTCCGGGGAACGCTCCAAAGCGCGAGCCTGCGCGTAGCCTCTGCTGTGATGTCGGCCGCTACGATCATCAACGTCTCTACGGCAGGCGGTGTATCGCTTTGCCCGTAGTCAGCAAGGACAGTAGCATCCTCTGCGCTAAAATAGAGATATTCATCGCCAAACATCTGCGGCTGGCTTGAGGTCAAAGACCCGGCGAGTCCAGACGTTTGCGGCGTCCAGTTCCGTTCTCCAGCTAGCCTGATCGCACCCTGAATCTCCGGGCGGGACAGCGGGCCGAAAGTGCCATCCACCATTTGCCGGGTGCCAATGGCCCCGGCTGAAGTCCCGAACGCAACGCGGACAAGGATCAATTTTCCGTCATAGGTGGTCGTGACCGTCGCCCCGACAGATGCCGCGAGCTGCTGCATTACCTGAAGGCGATTCGCCCGCTGATTGATGTATAGGCCAACAGGCTGCGCACAGGCCGACCGGAAGGCCGTCAGGGCCGTGGAGTCTATTTGCCCCGCCACAATGCCATTCCCATCGCCTACAGAGGCAAGGGCGACCCATTCCACCAGCCCGCCCACGTCATTACGCCAAACCCCTGAGACTTTCGCGCCCTGAACGTCAGCGGTGATCTGGCCGTATCGGGCGGCAGTCAGTGAGAATTTACCCGAGGCGACCGTGACCGTACTTGCAACAGCTAGCCCGTTATCCCGGACCTCAATCACGCCCTCGATTGCCGAGGCCAGATGTACCGCGTATTCCCCGCCGCCGACTGTCGAGTCTATCAGCACTGGCGAGACATTGAAACATTCGCCCAGGGCAATAGGCCGCAGCGCGTCCTTGTTGTCGCCAGTCCCGCCGATGACGGCAGTTGAAAGCGTATCGTTCAGCGGGCCGAATATGTCTCGAATCTTCAGGCTCAACTTCCCGCGTCCCTTCGGAGCTATATCGTCCACCGTCCCGCTAAACACAAGCTCAAACGAGGATTTCGGCCAATCCTCTTGACCTAGGTACAGATTTATCGCCCTGCCCGCCCAGATGTCATTCGGCCAATCATCAAGAGCACCGTCCACGTTATCGAGTTCGATGTCGCCGAACGAAATAGAGCCGCCAGAGCCTGAAAGATCAAGCCTGCGGGTAAAACTGACGCTTCCGGTGATCCGGCCAGTGTAAAGCTGGCTCGCCGGGATGTCGGCGGGTTCGCTCTTGTAGCCGACCGTGGACAGATACCGGGTTATTTCCGTGCCCGACTTCACACCGACTTCTGCTATCAGGCAGCGGCGAACGCCATTTGTGCCCAGCCATGTCAGGAAGGGGGAAGTGAAGCTCATTTAAGGCTCGGCTTCACTTCGGCCCGCCAGGCTGCGTTTTCCTGGCTAGTCGCTACCCGCTCGGTAGCCTGCACGTTTGCATGGTCGCCAGCCTCCACAATCGCGGTCAGGCGTTGCACATCGGCCCGCAGCGCCCTCAAGTCCTCACTGGTGATGCCCTGGGAGCCAGACCGCCAGCCGGAGGCCTGGGCGCTGGTTAGGACGGCTTCGTCGCGGTGCAGACTGGCGGTGTATCCGTCATAAGGAACACTATAAAGGCCGCTGGCATGACTCGGAAATAAAGGCATGCCAATCGCATTAGTGCGCGCCGTTTCAGCGATAATTGCAGTCGTAACCTGTTGCTGTGCTGCATTTGCTGCCGCATCTGCCGCAGCTTTCGCAGCGGAAGCGATATCCACAGCAGCAACGATTTGCGCCTCTGCCGCTTGATTTGCCGCGTCTAATGACTGTCCTTGAAGCGCTACCCACTGCTCAAGCAACGAGATTATTTTGATCGTCCCGGTATTTATGCCGGAAAGATTTGAATCTTGCATCATACCGCTAGACACTATTTCACGCAGTTGTGCATCAGAGTACAGCGAGATTGTCCCGAGTATCCGCGCCTGCTCTGTCAATATGGCTGCATCCGGGCTTGGCTTCGACAACTCACTGCCGATAGCGTTCAGGGCAACAAGTTGCGCGTCCATCACCAAAGCAGTGTGATCCTGTTCTATTGCGGCCGACGCACTAACAGCCTGAGCCTGGGAAAGCATGTCCTGCCCAAGGCTGAAATCAGTCGTATAGGCCGCGCTAGAAGAGTTCATTGTCCGGCTGAGAGTCAACCAAGCTTCTATCGCTTGCGGCAGTTTTTCTATAGCCGTCGCGTCTTTGGTTAGTGCCCGCTGGAATACCGAGGAAGCATTAGCGCCTGCCTCGGCGTATTGTTGGCTTGGAGTTAGCGCGGAAAGCGCCCCCCGCCCTCTCAATTGATGCGCAGCCTCCGATAATGTAATGCTCAACTGTCTGTATTCTTCGGACGCCCCGTGCGCGGTTTGTGCGGCGTCCTGAACGGATTTAGTCTGCTCGCTGACATAATCCTTCGCCACGGCAGCCGCTTCCTGAAGCCTTATTGCAAAATCGCTTACTAGATAAATCATTTTCTGCAGCGGGTGAAGCGTTGCATTCAAAGAAGCAAGTTCATCCTCGCGTTTCGCGGCCAAGGCTTCTACGGCTTTACCTTGCGCTTCCATCAACGCAATTTCCATCTGCCGTTTTTGTGGAGCAAGTTCAATAACTTTTTGCGCATCGCTCACCTTCTGCGCCAACCCTTCGATTGTCGTGCCAAGTGTTTCTGCGATGACTTTCATCCGGTCAGATGCGATTGCAGCCCCCGCTCCAGATTGCGTCCAGTCGGTATGCTCCATGCCGAAGCCGTACTCTCTGCCAGCCAGCGAGGAAAGCTTGGTGTTGATGATGTCTATCTGCGTCGAATTTAACTTCTGCGTGGTGATGATATTTTGCTCAGTCGCAGCTAAGCTTTTTGAGAACGTATCCATGGTTGATATCATGTCGTTCCCGAACCACTGATTATTGGTCGAGCCACCAACCGCCCCAAGAGAACCAGACCAGTTCCCTTTGCGCTGCGCGTCGCCCTCACCGTCAAACGCTCCTAGAGCATATAGAGCCAACGCTGCCGCGCCGACGTAGGGGATTGCGGCAGAAAAGCCCATAGCCCCGGCGCCCGCCTCCATTCCAGAGCCGGCCCATCCCGCCGTCCCGCTTTCGATCATCGCCGCCGACGCCGCCTGCGATGCCGTCGCGGTGGTCGCAAATCCGGCGGCGTAATCTGCGACGCCAGCTACCCCCATGCTCATGAGACTTGAGCCGGACGAATAGAGATTTCCGAGCGTGCCTATTGAATTCAAGCCGCCGATGCCGCCGGCCGCGTTCGCAGCACCGGATACGCCCATTCCGGCAAGGGTTGCACCGATGGCCCCGGTAATCGGACTAAGTACCCACGATATGACCGGACGCAGCACCAGCGTCTTGAACATATTGACCAGCGTGTCCCGGAAGTTTTTAGCGAAGTCCGTCCCGCGCTCGAATCCGCGCATGATCGCGTCACCGAGCATGCGGTCAACGTCCTCGGCGAGGCGCTTCTGCTCGCGTAAACGATCTTCGTTTGCTTTCTTTTCTTCAGCCGCGATTTTAGTTAATTGCTGTAATCTAATTTGACCTTCGGCGATGCCCGCAGCTTGCGTCGCCTCATAGCGTGCAACTATTCCTGCCTCAACCCCCTTCAAATCCGCCGCTCGCAACTTTTCATTATCTTCAAATAATTTTAGTTCAGCTGAGGCTTGCGCCTGTACTCCCTCCTGCACCATTTTTGTTAGTGCGGCATCATTTTTGGCATTATTATCCCATTCTTTTTGCTGCAATGCTACGCGCTTCGCTGCACCCTTTTTCCATTCTTCAGCTTTCAACTCCTCCGATCGGCGTGCACTTTCCTTTGTGGCTTTCTCTTCAACGGCGTCGCGCTTTGAACCTTCAATTAGATCACGCTCAATCTGTTTGTCGAGCGCATCATTATTCAACTTTGTTAATTGTTCCCGCGCCGCGACCGCTTGATCAATAATCTTAGCATAATGAGCGTCGTACCCAGTCCCTTTTGGTTCGGCGGTTTTCCCCCGCTCGATCATCCACTCCAAATCAGCGCGCTGTTTCCCCTCCGCGCCTACGCCGCCGTCGTCCTTTATCACCCGAGCCCAATTCGCTATTGACTGCGCACCTTTGTTGATAAACCAGTCGAGTACTCCGCCCTCTTTCGACGGCTTGCCTAATTCCTCCATCAATTCTTTCCACGCCTTCTTAAACATCGATACCGAATTAACACCTGCCCCCGCCATCTCGGTATCGATGTCGCCGAGTTTCTTGTTCATGATATCGAGCAGATAAATCTGCGCCGTCGTAACCTCACCAAGTTTCACTTGCTCGTCGATGTAATTGCGCTGCGTGCTCGTCAGCTTACCGAATTGCTCCTCCAAGCCACGCAGCCCGCCGCTGCCGCGCCCGGAGGCAATCGCTTCCAACGCGCGGCCGATCTGCTGCGCAGACCCTTCGAAACTCTGCCCACTCATTTCGGCGTACTTCGCCGTCACCTTGATCGCTTCGTCGAACGTGTCGGAATGCACGCTGCTGAATTTCAGCATCGTCATCATACCTTGCTTGATCGCGGTATCGTCAAAGCGCGTCGTTGCGCTCAATGCCTCGGCCAATTTATTTAACTGATCGGCGGTGCGGCCCGACGTAGCACCCACTGCGCGCAATGTGGCGTCCAACCGCAGTTCAACCACAGCGGCCTCGTGCCCTTGCGACCACATTTGTTTCAGCACGCTGACTACTGCGGCTATTGCCGCAGTCCATGACACGTACTTCAGTATCAGCCCCTCAATCATTCCGCCTGTCGCACTTGCGGTCGCCTCGGCCTGTTTCTCTACATCGATCTGATCTTGGATGCGCTTGACAAGCGCGGCGGTAGCATCAGTTCGGGCTTTTATCTTTGCTGCCGATTCAGACATGCTCTGCTGCGCATTCAATTGAAAATTCAAAGCGCCCTGTGCAGAAGCTAGTCGCTTTATCTGCTCCTCGCTTTTACCCCCTGCAGCCGTCAGCTCATCAACCAGGGCACGAGCCCGCCCGACGGGGCTGGAATCAATTGCAATACTAAGGGAAGCGAGCTCGGTCATTTCTTTTTACTCTGCAAAGACAAGAACAATTGCTCTAACATATCAAGCGCATAGTTCTCAAACCGCTCCAGCCGAATGCCGCGCCGCCGCGCCCACGCCTCCACCCCTTCGTCGGTGATTGGATTAAGGCCGAAACCGTTGCCGGTGCGCCGTGCGTTCATGGAGCAGAAATAGTCCCAAAGATAAATGATTGATTCGTCACACTCAACGTCTTCGAGCAAGGGGTGCCGCTCGCCTGATTGCCGCTCGTGGCTTTGTAGATGCTCGCGAAGCGTAGCACCATCTTCCTGACGTGCAGAAAGCGCGGTCTCCCGCCCTGCGAAACCAAGCAAACCGCTATCAGGTATAACCACGCCTTTCTCGTCGCGAGCATCATAGCTGCCAATCAGGCTTTGGTAAAAAGCGCATCATTCTCAATCGCGTTGACCGTCTTCGCGCGCCACGTCGGTCGCTTATCGAAAATCGCCTTCAGCGTCGCTGGGGATAGTTCAGCGGGCGCTCCGCCTATTGTGAAGCCATAGATGCCGACCACGCAGGCGCAACAGATTTCAAACTCACGCTGCTCGACCTGGCTGATCAATTCACCTGCACCGGTCTCGGTAGATGCCTCAATACCGCGCCCGCGCCGCGCGGTCTTACGCACAGTTTTGATCTTCCATGCGCGGTCCACTTCCTGATATTGCTTGGAATTAGCACCGACGATCTTGAATCCGTCTGTGGGTTCGCCATCCTTATCAAACAGCAACGGAAAATCGATCGGCTCTTCTTGGGCGCTTACTTCATCTTGTAGGTCCATTTCATCTTCTCCTTGCTACGTTGTAAGCCTTGAAACCCGACCCGCTCAACCCGTGGAGGGAGGAGAAGAAGAACCGCGCACGCGCCGCGCAGGTCAGGCCAAGGGCTCAGTTAAGCGGCTTACGTCGCCGCGGTTAAATTATATCTCCAAAAATAGCCGTATGCTTTCCTTCATGGTCAGCTTGCTGCACTATCCTGCACAGTAATTATAGTCGCATCCCACGCCTTGTCGGTACCGACCAACGTGCCCGTCGGATTCAGCTCGGCCGTGAACGGATAGGTACGCATGATTGCCGCGTTGTCGTCCGGAGCATCGCCGGTGATCTTGACCTTGCCCAGCGTGAATGCCATAAAATTGCTCAATGCGGTCTCATCAGCGGTAAGCACTGAGGCAACACTGACCGCAGTTTCTGCGTCGTAAAGGGCGGAAATAGTTTGGTCGCGTAACATGGCGGTGAAACTGCCGTCGACCTCGATCACCCCCTTCGACACATCGCCGGAGGAATTAGACCCCACCTCTGCACCGGTGCCCGCTGCACCATTCTTAATACTGATCTTAAGCCCGGTAATTGGGGTTGAAACGCCCTGTACATATAGACGACCGTTGATCGCGGACATAATACCCGTGGTAGTCTCAGCAGTGGGTGCGCCCATAACCTGCGCGCCACTGAGTACTCGCGCGAGGCCGACATAGGACGAGCCGAACGTGGCGTTTCCACTGGCGGGCAGGTCGAAGTCGAGACTGGCAACGATCACATCATTGAACAGGTCGCTGTCGGTCAGATCGCTGTACCACTCCTCGACCTGAAGATATTGCTTCACATGCCCGGTAAGTGGCACTTTACACCGCTTGCCAATCTCGGCAATGGTAACCGCTTCGCCCGCTGCATCGCTGATCATCGCGGTGCCGTCGAGGAATACCCCCTGCATCACGCCCGCTGTGAGGCCTGTGATCCAAAAATTGCGGCTATTGTTCGCCGTCACGCCCGCGCCGCTGAAGCCGGTGGCCTTGACCACCATGCCAATCTTGAAATCAGCGGTGAGAAAGCCATTGTCCGAATCGGTGAAGCTGTCCGGCGTGCCTGCCACAGCGGCAATGGTCACGATCGAGCCGGTTGTCGCTACGGTGGCAAATACCGCTTCCAGCATCGCCTCGATTTGCATCTGATATGTGCCTGCGCTCAACTCACCAGCGAGCGTACCATCGGTCTTTTTCAAGCCGTAGCTCGCGCCCGTGGATTGGTGATGACTGACGATTTCGTTCGATTTGAACATGTCACGTGTTGCTTTGAAGATGCTGCTCGTCCGGCGTATCACCTGCCCAGTCGCTGCCCCCGGCACCCCGAGGCTGGTCTGGCGGCGCATTACTGTTTGTTTTGAGATTTTCTGTGCGATTGTCATGGCTGTTACTCCTTCAGGAAATGTTTGCTATATAAAACACTCGAACAGGGACCGCAAACCTATCCCCATCTACAAAGCCAGCCATGATATAGCTCGCCTTGTTGATCGTTACAATTACCCCGCTCGCAGTCAGAGACAGCGTGCGGTAGAACCAATCTGCGAGCAGCTTCGCCCGCGCCTCTGCAACCGATGGTCCGACATTCGACGGGTATTCAAGCGTCACCTGGAAAATCCCCTGCGCCTGCTGAAACCGCCCCGCTTCCGGATTGGCCGGTTGGGCCCGAAGGAGATTCACACGCTGATACGGGGTGCCCGCGACCGGCGTATACGCCACATTCTCGTACGCCGTAGCTAACGCAGGTGACATCGCAGCGAGACGTACTTCAAGCGCAGCGCGAATGGCGGGGTCGCTCATTTGCGTTTTGCCATCAATGCACGTGACCGAGCTAACTTGCGTGCAGTGTCTATGGCTTTTTGTTCCTGGCGTTTCAAATTTGCCCTCACTTCCACCGCAAAACCAGGCTGCTGCCTGCGTGCTCGTTCAAGCATAAGATAACCGATACTCCGACGATATTGCCCTAATTGAAGAGCTGTTTTCGGCACACGTTTCCGCGCTTCTGCCGCTGCCGCCCGCGCTGCCTCGGACCAGGCCATTATCCTGCTCCTCGAAGTTGCAAATCGTACAAGACGACAGTTCCGGCGGGGTTTACCTCGCCACCACGGACCACAGAATACGTCTTGCCGTTCGCCAACACCACGTCGTCACTCGTCACAGGCTCGGGCATCGCGCTGCCGTCCGCCTGGAATGGAGACAGGTACAGCCGCTGATCCCCCGCCTGAACCAACGTCGCGTTCACATCGGTCTGCTTATAATCGAACACCGCGCCGCGCCCCGCGTACGATGCGGGGGCGACAGGTGTACTAATACCCGTCGCGGGGTCGTAGGTCGGCGGCGAGGTGGACGGACGCACGAGCGTCACGGCCTGCCCGAACTTCTGCAACAGGCGTTCAGCGGTCGCGGCGGATTTGGTATAATCAAAATCCGACACACAACCTCCGATTTTCCTGAGCAGTTCTCCGAGCCACGGACCAAGGAATACCTTTCTTCGTTGCTGAAATCTTAGCACGAGTTTCTTTTGAAACAGAATGCCCCATTCTTGATGCTGACCAATTCGCGCGATGCTCTGGACTTTGCTTCTTTCCAGCCATACCTTTATGAGATGCTTTTAATTTTGCGCGATGTTCATCGGAAAGTATTCTCCCCCTCTGCGCAACGCTCATCCTCATTCTTGTGTCAGCAGAAATTACCCTATCTGACATTGCTTTTGAATGGAGCCTTCTCAGCCAACCGTAATATTTATTTGACCGCATCCCGTTCTGATTTGTAGACATCATCCAAGCTGCGTGAACAAGAGAAGTATTTCCTGGATACATCTTTACCAAAAGCTGATGCCCCACATAATGTTCTTCTGGCGTCAAGCGAATAATGTTCCTTAATTTATCCTCACCACCCAAACACCGCGGCTTGACATGATGGCGCTCAGAATACCCTTCCAGCACACGATTACGAGCGCGTTTGATCAATCTCCTGTAATGTTCACGGTAATTCATTAACATGGTCGAAAGCGGTCATTTACCAAAACCCATTCTCTTCGCGGACAACCCTTTTGAATACATTGGGTGCAATTTACGCAACCCTCTCATCATGTCTGCTTTGACCAGATTCACTTTCAAACCTGCTGTGGTATAGAGAGCATTATGAAGGTCTGGCCCTTTCAATACCCCACCAAGAACTTTACGGTTACCGCGGATAGTCTTTGCAGCGACCCGTCGCAGAGCTCCACGAGTCAGCATTCCATTACCTTTCGCACTTACTCCAGATACCAAGCTAGTGTGCATCCGACGCCGCGCTTCCTTCGCCGCTGCCCTTGCTGCTTCCAGTCCAAGCCATCACACACCTCCCTGATTCTAAGAGTACGGCCCACAAAACGCTGAAAACAGCCCTAGAAGCGTTTCACCACCCCTCAGGCTATCCCTATAGCCGCTAGCACTGAAAAGCGTGCGGGCAACGCTGGGATTCAACGCCTCGGCACGGTTTTGGCCCACGCTGTTACCCCATGCTCACAAGTTGGGCGTTCATGGAAGAACCTTCCAAATAAGGCCGCAATATGGCATCAATGGCCCGGTAGCGCGTATATTGCACGTCGGTCTTGTCGTAGGTCACATTCAACGGCCCCACCGTTTCGCTTTGCACCCCGCGTTCCAGGTCAGGTGCAAGTTCCGCCGTTGCCGCCTTTAGTGCAAGCTCAGCGCAGGCATTCTTCACCTCAACCGGAACGATTGTATCAGCGACCAGATATGGATAGGTGCCCACGATGCCGTGGACAAAAGGTTCTAAATAACAAAATGAACGGGGCCAGTCCAGAGTCTGGTCCGCGTCCTTGCGGTAGCCCTTCCATCGCGCGCGGTACATCTGCAACATATAATCCGTGGCCTTGCGCAACGATGCTTCTTTTACCGCCGCGGTCAGCGCAGCCCAAGCCGTATTGCCTCGGTTCACGTGATAGGTGGCTGCATCGGCCAAACTCAAGTAGGAATCTGCACCCGCCACTACAGCCCCAGTCTCAACGATCAAAGTACTCGGGACTGCGACCGTCCCAGCACTGGTCGCAGGAGTTGAGCCATCCACATTGGTGGCGGTGACCCGCCCGGTGATGATCGAGCCAACGTCCGCCAGCGCCAGGGTGTAGGCGTTAGCTACCTCCCCTGCGATCACCACCCCTGCCCGCAACCACGCATAGACGTAGGACGTGGGTACACCCGTCCACGTTCCATCGCTCAACGCAAGAGCCGAGCCAACGGTAACAGTGCCGGTGATTACAGGAAGAACGGTGTTGGTGGGAGCGGCCATCGTTTAACCCTTCTTTGGCGACTCAGGCTTATGTGAAAGCAGGGTGCCGGGCGGCAGTTTGACCAATGCAGGGATGACTGGTACCTTCACCACCACGGGCACCAGCGGGAATATCTGGTTCGACCGGGCCATCACCTTGCGCAAGGTGGTAGCCACGGCCTAGCCCTTGCCGCTGACCTTGGCGGACTTGCCAGGGGTCTGATCCGCTTTCTTGCCCGCCGACGGGAACAGGGCACGAACTGCGGCCTCATTGTCGGCGGTGAACAAATCCCCGAACCGCATTTTGAGCGAGGCAGCCGCGGACTCAGCGTCCTTTGCTGCGCCACTCTTCACCTGTGCGGGAAGCGCGGCAAGTTCATCGTCCAATGCGGATTGCGTGGGCAACGTGGGACGCTTGGAAACAGGCTTGTCGCCAACGACAGGGGCTTTGGACGGAGGCTCCTTCACAAAGCCTCCGACCTGCATCAGTTCCCGGCAGTCCACTGGTTCGCCTTCGTACTCACGTCCATCAGAATGATACACTTTCATGGTTACTTCTCCTAGTTATGACCCATACAGTTCAAGCAGGAACTTACCGGCGGTATACGCTGCCGCTGTCCCAGCCGCGCCGCCAGTCAGATAGAGGTAGTCATTTGCTGGGGGTATATCGGTCAGTATTCCGACCTGCCCAATCGACCATGCGCCGCCATGCGTGTGCAGCGCCGTCTCCGTAAGTGCGGCGATTCCGTCGTCAAACTTTGCCGTACCGACCGTGGCGGAATACAGGTCGATGTCTGTCACGCCACCAACCGGTGCTTCAAGACACGTGATACGACCACCGAGGATGGTGCCATTCAGTGCCGCCGTGATCTGCCCGATATGCGCTGCCGCTGCTGCCCCTTGACCAATCACGTCAAGGTCGGTGGTTGAGGAACTGAGTCCTGTAAGGTCGAT